ACCCGATACAAACTCATCTGGCGAAAGCCCACTTTCCTTTATCATCTTACGATACTCGTCTAACGACATATCCTTAAACATCAACCGCACGACGCAGTGGCGACCGCAAGTATTAACAGAATGCTCGTCTTCTTGGAAATCGTGGCTATTGTAGGACGCTTTCATTCCGCTTTCCTTTAGTAATCTAGTAAGCGTTGGCTCTTCTACATTAAACTCTCTACGCTTAGCCTTACCAATCCACTTAAGTTCCGTATCGGGGGCTTTTCCGTAAGGGTCAAAAAACTCTATTCGGTCTTTATGCTTTATTAAGCATACCCAATGACCGCTATATTCCGACGAAACTGGGTATAATAACATACAGCGACCCATAGGGTCAAATATCTCGTTTATACTACCCATATTTTCTAGGTCGGAATATATAAGGATTTTGGGGTCTGGGCTAAGCAGTCTATTTATATCGCCGTCAGATAATGGATATTCTATTACACGCTTAGTTGCTTCTACGGTATTTTGGACTGGTGTTTCCATACTAATAAGGTAGAGTTTTTATATTTACCCTATTATATGGATAGTTCAACTCTTGCTAGTGGGTCGATCGGCGGTGTCTCAGTAGCATTAATATTAGGTATAGCATATATACTATACAACGCTATTAATCACCGCAGATGTAGAAGTATGTGTTGTAATAAAGAGATTAGTGCCTCTATAGATATAGAAAATACTACACCGCCTATCGTAGCAAAACTACAAGAAAACTTCAAACCAGAAGAAAGTGAAAAACAGAATCCGTGAAAAAAATATCTTTCCGGTAAATATAAAATGCTGAATGTTGCCTTCTGCTCCTCACACTATAATAGCACGAACGGATACTCTAGAGTAGCATACGAAATACTACAGCGGTTAGTTGCTGTAGAGGGGATTAAGGTCTACCATTATGGTTGGCTACAACATAAGACACACCGTCGCCCAAAGATTAAGGGGCTAAGCGAATACGCACCTACAACCGAGGGCGAAGGCGACCCTAGGGAAATGAATATGGGCGAAGCCAAGTTAGAAAAATACTTTAAAGTATGTAAAGCCGATATCGTAATCCTATACGAATGTCCATATATGTTGTCGCATCTATGTAATGCGTTAAATAAGAAGCGGTCGTATAAGTTGTGGGTATATCTAGACCAAGTCTATAAGCATTGTAATATATCAAACATACCAGCCGATAAGTTCCTTATTTTCTCCGAGCAGTGGCGTATGCCTATAAAAGAACCACAGTATGTTCTCAATCACGCACCATCTTCCCATATAAAGCCAGTCCCAGCCGAGGATATACTAGCCCTTAAGGAAAAACTAAAGGTAGAACCTACTACGCCCATATTCCTAAGCGTAAATCGTAATACACAACGAAAACGGTTAGATTTGCTACTTCAGAGCTTTGTGCTGTATTTAAAAAATGGTGGCGACGGGCATCTTATACTACTAACCACGACCAAAGGCTTCTATAACTTAGAAATACTTATAACGCTAGAGCGTGTGCCGTTGGATAAGGTATCGGTGCTAGAGTCTGGTGTTAGCGATGAAACGGTAAATCTGCTATATAATGTAGCGGATTATGGCGTTAATACTAGCGATGGCGAAGGCTGGGGACTTATGGCTATGGATATGGCGTATTTGGGTAAGCCACAACTAACTTTAGATATAGGTTCGTATCGCACGTGGCTTACAGATGAAACGGCGGTGCTTATTAAGCCTACTATACGAACACATTTGCGGTATAATGAATGTAATGGGGCGTATGCGGAATCCGCTACACCAGAGGCATTTGCCGAAGGATTTAGGTTAGTTCAAACTAAACAAAAGCCTACCGTATCGTTAAACTGGGATGTAATCGTTAATATGTTAGGTGTAGAACTTAAGAAGGAGGGGCTGGGGGAACATAAAGCGTGACCGCCTCGTAGTAGCACTGGCAGTTCAGATTTACGCTAGGGAATGCCACATTATCCACGCCCGTGCCGTTCAGCGACAGCATTACATAGAGGTTGGTATCGGTTGCCGTAATAAGCGTTTCCAGAATGGAACGGTTATTAAACTGTGCCTCTTGTCCCGTTGTTCCGAGCCATGTAGGATACTCGCCGATAGGCTCAATCTGGTTAGGCAACCCACCGTCTACCAGATCCACGCTGTAAGCGGAAAGGCTGTTGTTTGAGGCTGGGGTAGATGTAGGCGTATCGCCCAAAAAGGGGATAAAACTGAACTCGCTACCGTCCGCACCAGTAGAAATCGTTCCACTATTCGTGAGTAGGAAGGGCTGGATAACGACACGAACCTTATAGGTTGAAAGGGGGGTAAGACCGAGGGGAAGAACTAGGAGGGGGGCGAAACGCTGGGTTTCCGATGTAGGAGGGGCGATTGCTGTAATAGCAGACGATGCTAGTGAGCCGTTGAGATACAGAGTGCCACCACCAGCACCACCACCGACAGCGGAACAGTTGATGATACCAGTAGCGGGATCGGGCGTAAAAACAATAGAACCGCCCGTGGATTGGAGGGAAACCGCACCAGAAACTCCATTAACGGATGCGACACCAGAACCGCTACCGCCAGAGCCTAGGTTAAGCGATGCTTGGACTGCTGGAACTTTGGCATTAATCAGCGACATCTTTTATATTTAATGGCTACATTTAAATCGGGGCATTTTTCATTTTTCTTGGTGTAATAGTTTAGCCGTATGTTGGCTAATAAGGAACTGGGGGTAGTTTTTATATATACAAACCCATCTTCCCATACGTCGTAGTTCTTGTATATCCTCTTTCGACATACCTACACGGGTCGCCAGAAGATACTTTAACGACGAAAAAGAAGTAGATTGTGGGTAGATAATGTAATACATAGCCTCATTTAACATTAATGCGGTTTTTTTATAATTGGTGATGTAATGCGTTAAACACAGCATAGTCGTATTAGTATGCCGACCTTGGATAGCCAAATCGTCTATTAACTGCTGGACGACCTTACCCTCCTTATTTTGAAATGTGTCGTAGTCGTCAAAAATAACCATACAATCCTTAAACTCATCGATGGTCGGGTAGGATTCTACTAGACTTTTTACATCTATCCGCAAAGGCTTACCGATTTTCATAGTGTCTAGGGTGCTGTCTTCGTTAAGTTTGCTAATAAGATATACTTGGCGGTCTGGAAATAGTCGTTTATAACCCTCGGCTAAGCCACGGGCTATATAGGATTTACCAGAACCAGACGCACCAGCGATATAATACACGCTACGCTTCTCGGGGTCTGGATTCGGTATCAGATTAAATGTGCTGTCGTCGGGGAGCGTTATGGATTTGGAATCCTTCGCATCGGAATCCGCTACAATCCTACCGTATAACTTGCGGATAGCCTCATTCTCCCCTACGAGCATATTAGGCGGTATGCGTTTCTCCATAGCCTCGGAAAGACGGTTAAATAGTGCTACACGCTCGGCGGGTCTAAGACCTTTTAAATCCTTAGTATATTTAATAGCGTCTACCTCCCTTTCCTTCTTAGCCTTCTTGCCGACCTTATCTTCTTCGGTATAAACCGTAAGGATGTTCCCATCTTGGTCGCCTCCCCTTACAATCGCTACGGGCATACCGTGTTTGCCGTCGCCGAACCCAATAGATGGCATTTGTATATTAGGAGCAACTATTTTAAAAAAGTGGATTTTGTATGCTATTTTACGACCAAAACCACGAAACTAGGGTAAATATTTGGACGCTACTGGGAATAATCTATTTGCCTTAAGATATTGTAAAGTGTAGTTAGATAGTATAGTAAATATTTGTTCTCGTAGGGCATCTAGTAGGCTTAGCATACTCTGGTTGTTGTGCGTGTATAGTTTAGGGTCTTGTAGCCGTTTAACTATATTAACGATAGTCTTTTCTCGTCGCAGATAAGTAGGTATTACTACATTAGAGAGTCGGCTTACAAAATGGTCGGTTTCCTCTTCAATCTTTTCTTTGGGTAGATTCCCTATATTCTCTATTAGGAACTTTAAACTATTCGCATCGCCATATATACCATATAGCCTCCCTAAATCTCCTA